ATCTCCACCAGCGCCCCCAGGTGAAGAACCACCTGTAGTTCCACTTCCGCCAGTTCCGATTGTGACAGCATAAGAAGTTCCCGAAACAGCATATTCAGTTGTATAAACTAAACCACCTGCTCCGCCACCTCCTCCAGCATCATATCCACCACCGCCTCCTCCAGCGACAAGTAAGATATGGGATAATTTTGTAGTAGTACCTCTAGTCCACGTTCCAGATGTTGTAAAATTAACTTGAGTACCTGTTCCTACGCAAGAAATATATTCTCCAGAAGCATTTCTTGTGCAATCCGTTAAGGATAAAATTCCAGAAGCGTCTTGAAAGACATCAACGTTGGTATTAGTTAAATCATATTTAGCTGAGTTGTTATTGGTTGCTTGGTGTAAAGCTAATGTTGCAATATCATTTTGTATTGCATCATCATTATATTCTGAAATACTTTTATAAGTTTGATCTCCAGCTAAATAAGTTGAACCTGAAGCAGATCCAGATCCTAAGTTTGCTGTAGGCATTGTTCCTGTAAGCTTTGTTGTAACGTCAATGGATCCTGCTAATTGAGCGTTTGTAATTCCTGTGCCTAAGCCACTCACACTTGCTGGAAGTGTAACGGTTTTGGTACTTAAATCTACGCTTGCTGGTAATTTTCCTACAGTAACATTTAAATCAGCTATCTTAGCTGTCGTTACCGCAGAATCTCCTATTTGATCAGTACCCACGGAACCTGTACCGGGGTTCACTGTTTGTAAAGCTTTGCCTAAATAGACACAATATAATTCGTCAGCTGTTGTTGTAGCCGTACCCATTGTAAGAGTTGTGCCTGTAGCTGTGTATGTTGAAGGTTTTTGTCTTACGTTATTTAAAAATAACGCAATGTCTTCTGAATTATTAACTGACGAACTAAGAGTATACCCTGTCCCATTAATAGTGGTAAAGGTCTGCGATGATATGCTGATATATTTTTCAGCGGGTGTATTACCTATGTAGGCCATTCGTGTTCATCTCCTTATGTACTAATCGAGTCAACTGCACTTACCCATACATCGAGAGATGAAGCTGTATCACTGATAACTTTTACAGCGTCACCAGATTCTACAACGAATTTTGCTCCTCCGTCTAAAACTTGCAAAGAACCTCCGACAGGTATTGGTGCATCTTTGACTAAATAAATATCGTTAGCTCCATCATTAATATAACAACTTACATTAATAGCCGAAGTATGAACATTGGACAAAGAAATTCCCACGATTGCATCATAAGAATTAGCAGTCAAAAGTGTAGTTGCTACAGTACCTACATTGTTTGAAGTATATCTACGAAAATTCTGGGCCATTCTATTCTCCTAATTACAGGGCAATTGCCATAGCTACTGCTAGGCCTGTCCCTGCTGCGTTAATTGTTGTATCGTTATTATCAATGTATGCCACTTTACTTGCTGGCATTGTACAGAATACATCTTTTGTACCTGCACTAAAAACTACTGCTGCATCTCCATTAGAACTAGAAATAACAGAACTTCTAGTTAATGTAGTTCCTGAGACAGCTCCAATCCCTACTTCCCATTCCGCTCCATCTTGAAGATGAATTGCATAATAAGTATCATTGGTACCAATCCCAGTAGCAAAAGTTTCATAACCTGTAACTGCTCCAGCTAAAGTAAATGCGCCGGATCCAGTTGTTGTGCTTGTTTCTCTTACTCTGTCATTAATTACAAAAGCCATAATTATCCTAATCTAATAATCGCATCAGAAGCCGTTGGACTTGGCCACTGAATTGTAAAATCTCCTGAAGTTGCACTTTTAGAACCACCGAAATCTATAACTAAAACAAGTTTATTACTTGCACTTGAGTTATAAATGGCAGCTCCAACTGCTGTTAAAGTTACTGAAGTAAATGTTTCGTTAGTAAAATCTACAATGGCTGTGTTAGAACCTGGAACACTTCCACTTAAAGTATCTAATGATAAATCTTGTCCACCACTTACATAACCTGTTCCAGAAGAACTTACTTCATTTGTTGTAAGGTAAACTGTAGAGGCTGTAGAGTAAGCTGAAATGTCTGTGTACAAAGCCACTTTAAAAGTCTGTGAACTTGTACCATATTTAAAATCGTGCGTACCGGCTAAAAGCTCTGCTTTAAAACTATCTGGTATAATGTTTGCCATCTTTTATTCCTAATCCTGTGTTGGTGGTTCTGATTTAAGAGGTGTACGAATGACTCCATCCTGGTATTCGTCCCTGCGTCTACGACCTTGCTGTTCAATCGCATACGATTGCAAGGCCTGCTGATACGATTGTTGATAGTACTGTATCATATTCTGCGGACCTTTCAAGTATCCATATGCTTCTAGCAAAGTTGCGTACAAAAGTAAATCCTGATATTTGTTGCTCAGATAGGTAGTTGTACTATCTGAAGTCGTTATACTGGTTGGCTGCTTAATATAGGCCAAAGTGATCTCATAAGCTCGGTCTGGTGTAGGGGCTACTACCCAATATTGGGCGTCCCAATTGGCATAATACTTAGGTAAACCAGAGGCTGTTGAAGGGGTATCGTAGTATTCAGTCATAAAAGAAGTGTCTTTTTTCTCTAAATAAGTATGAACATTAGGGGTCACATTATCATTAGTCAATTGAGCATATCTTATAATTCTTAGATCTGACGGAATAGTCACATATCTATTTCCAATCGTTAAGTTAGAAGTAGCATAAAATCTATTATCGTCATTATCCGCTTCTCTGTATATTCTATTTTCAGCATTCTGAGTTAAAGTATTACAAACAGCATCCGTGAGAACAGTATTATCTACTTCTGTGTAATTTCTTAAATCTGTTTTTAAATTCCCGTATGTGTATGCCATTATGGTCTATCTCCTACAGGTCCCGCAAAAGAAGGAAACCCTCCTCCTTCTGTAGTTGAAGTTGCATTAGAAGTCAAAGTTATAGTGTAGCTATTACTGACAGTCGTATCTGGAACTCCTGCCGGTTGTGGCACGGTCGTATTGATATTCGTAATACTATATGAACCAAAAACTGTATCGCCATTGTTATGAGCATTAGCAACTGTTGAAGTAGGGGTCTGTCCATAAATAGGCGCTGATGTTCCTCTAGTCAAACCAGATAAAACTCCAGTCCCAGTATTATTGGCAGTATATTTAATCACTTCACTTTGAGAAAAAACTGTTTCTGTCGGTGAGCCTGCTGTGGGTTTAGTCACTATATAAATATATCCTGAACTTGGAAAAGCAGAAGAATCAGTTAGGGTTAATGTAGAATCTGTAGCTGTTATACTTCCATTCAAAGTTGTTTCTAATTCTAATGTCGCAATAGATATTCCACTCACTACATGTTTAACTTCTCTAAAACGAATAGCATCTCCAGTTGAAAAGCCATGATTAGGTTGACTCACTGTTACCGTAGGTGAACCATTCGTCATGGAAAAAGGATCAGGGGGTAAAATAGTAGGTGTGTAATATGCTTTTCTAGCTGGTCTAACTTTAGGTAAAGCTGTCGCTTCTGATTTTAAAGGAAGCGGAGTTAATTGAGGTTGTTTGGGTTCATATTCAGAAAAATGTACAAACGCTCCATTCCATTCTGTTACCATTTCTCTCCATGGAAATTGTAAACCGGAACGATCGGATATCGCTAATGCATGTTTTCCTGTTGCGTACTGTGGCATAATTAACTAACTGATGGATAATAAGCTTTAGGAGTTACATATGTACTAGTTGCTGATCCATCTTCTTTCAACGCTCTAGCTAACTCATCTTCATATAACAATTTAAAAGCTTGTGATTTTTCCATTCTATATTTTTGTGATAAATAATAAGCGAGTCCTGCGCATAAAGCTGGAACAAATCTAAAAGGTATATCCGTTGCATTAGAATAAGTTCCTGCATCTTGAATTCTTTTAACAAAGAATATCTTCATATACTTAGCAGCATTACTTGCGTCGGCTGTTGGATAAACATTTATAGTAACTCTATCTATAAATCTTTGAACCCACACATTGGAAGGAGTTCCCTTCGATAATTTATTAGCATAGCCTCCATAAGTAGAACGATCTACTTTTCCTAGAGGGGTATCTGATTGACTGGTATTGTCTATATTATTTCTTAAGTAAGCTTCAGTTATATCAGCTAAGCCTAATTCTATTTGTGTAACGGTATCGCCATCAGAATGAGTAGCTGCTGTTGTATTATTAGCACCTCTTGTGACACCGCCTAAAACTTCTGATGCAGAGATAGAAGTATAAGTAATATTTTCAGAACCGATTTGTAAAGTTCCTGTCGCTGGCATTCC